GGCAACTTTAACAGACTTACAAGCTTGGACTAGAAAATCTTTTGCAACAACTTATGGATTTTTATTACTGGCGCAATGTTATCACTGGAACTTTGAAAGTAACACTAATTTAGTATATTTTGACTTATTTGGTAAAATTTATAGCGAAGTAGATAAAAGTCTTGAACCTTTTGCAGATCATGTAAGAAGTATTAGAGCATATGTACCATCAAAGTTTACAAATTTAATGGAACTATCAAGTGTAGATACAGATCCTAAATATACAGGAATGTGGCCTACGGCTGAAGAAATGAATTCTGCGCTTTATTTAGCTAATGGTAAAGTAAATACAGATTTAGTAACTACTTATAAAATGGCAGAAGAACTAGAAGAATTTGGTTTAGCTAATTTTTTAAGTGAACGTATGGATCAGCATCGCAAACATGGATGGTTACTTTACTCAAAAATGAAAGTAGAGTAATATGTACCAAACACAGTCACAACAACAAGGGTTTTTACCTTTTCCAGGTCTTCCACCGTTTCCTATATTACCAGACTGTGATTTATTTATAAATAATTCCACAATAATAGGACCGCCTGGACCCGCAGGACCGCCTGGACCCGCAGGACCGCCTGGACCTCCAGGTACACCTGGTGTAGTGCCAGTAACTGATGTTATTGACAATTATACTGCGCTAGCAACAGACTACTTTTTATGTGTGTTAACCGTAGCACCTGTAATTATCACACTGCCACCAGGTATTTTAGGAACAGTGTACGTAATCAAAGATTGTAGCGGAAATGCAGCTAATTCGCCAATTACCATTCAAGGTACTGGCCAAAATGTAGATATTGGAACAGGTACAATTAATGTACCTTTTGGTAGTATTACAGTAGTATTCAACGGCTCCAATTGGAGCATAACTTAATTAAAGGACAACAATGTCATATACAAATAATCCCACCAGTATTGTAGCAGGTACTGGTATAGTAATTACACCTACTACAGGTACTGGTGCAAATAAAATTACTATTAGCGCTGGTGGCGTAGTAATTACTGCAATCCGAATTGCGGTTACAACACCAGTAGCAGTGTTAAGTGCAGATGCTGCAGTTAGTGTACAAGTACCTGGAGCAGTACCAGTAGCAGTAAACTTACCCGCTGGAGTAACAGGCCAAACTTTTATTATTAAAGATGGACTAGGTTTAGCAAGTGTTGCAGCACCTATTACTATTGTTCCAACTGCTGGAACTATTGATGGTGCTGTAAACGCAGTAATTAATACTTCATATGGTTCATTAACACTAATCTATGATGGTGTTCAATGGCTACTAACTTAAACCGTTATGGCTTATGTTAGACAACCCAACGCTGTACTTGCAGGAACTGCATTAAAACAAAACCCTCCTGCAAATACAATATCACCGCCGGGAATTGTGCCAGTAACGTTAGATTGTGAAGAAGCAACAACTACTAGTCTTGGAGTTGTTCAAGTTGGTGCTGGTTTGGCTATTACACCCTCAGGCATATTAAGTGCTGTTGGTGGAAACAGTTTAATAACTGTAAAGTTAACTGCAGCAAATTATACTGCACTAGCTACAGACTATTATATTGGTGCTATTAAAAAGGACATTACTATAACACTACCACTAGGAATAGTTGGTAAGGTTTATATAGTAAAAAATCAAATTGAAGGCAACATAAAGGTTAAAGGCACTGCACAAAACTTAGACAGTTCAGGGGACAAAACTCTTGGTACTGAACAAAGTATTTTTGTTGTGTTTGACGGTGCTCGGTGGAACATAATAGAATAAAAAAGCCCCTACAGCTTGCGTTGTAGGGGCTTTTTTGTTAGAACTTTTGGCTAGCTTTTAACATCCAGTTATGCGATTTGTGTGCAGTAATACGATCTGCTAAGAAGTTTTGAAAACCAAACTCTGTGTATAAACCACACATATTATATGCACTATTTAACACATCAATTACTGTACCATTGTCCATTAATAGTGTGTTAACCATAGTATCGGTATCTATAGGAGCTACGCTATCATCAATTAATGAATACTCTGCTAATTGCTCTAGTCCAGCTGGTACAAACAAGTCTAGTGTTCTGACATTTTCAGCAAAACCATCAATGGATTCGTATACTTCTGTGTAAATACGTTCAAATAGTAAGTGATATTCATAAAAGTCACGCGACTCTACATTCCAGTGAAAATTAGCTGCTTTTAAGTAGAAACTAAACTCAGTAGCAAAAGCTGCTAAGATTGTTTTTTGAAACTCTGTCATTGTTTGATCCATTTTTAAACTTTTGCCTTCACGTGCATTCATGATATGATTGCGTTTTTCAGTTGACCAACTATAGCCACCATCACCGCCCCATAAATCCCAAGCTACACGACCTTTACTGGGAAATCCTTCTTCACCGCTGGAAAAACCAGTGGCTTGTTTATCTACTTCATGACGGCTAAAAAAGCTGTACATACGTAATACTGTGCTAGCGCTTAGTGGTTCACGATTTTTTAACTGATTAGCACGAGCTAAACCAACTAAGGTTCCACCAGGTTTGCCGTCTTCGTGCCATTGTAGTGCACGTTTGGCTGCACTAGCCATACCTTCTGTGGGCGTATATGTTTCTGCCATAATTATACCTATAAAAACACTATTATACTACTTTAAGAGTAGCAGCACAAGTGTAAAATTTTTAATCTTTGTAGGCAATTATTACTTGCTTACACATTTTGCTGCGAACAATATCCTCGTCTAAGAAACGGATAACTTCAATACCTGGTAGTCTTTCTAGACGTTTAACTGCATCCAACAACCCACTGTCACTAATATCACACTGGTCTGGGTCGCCGCTTAAAATCATTTTGCAGTTTTTACCAATGCGCGATAACAACATTTTAAACTCAGTTTTTGTCATATTTTGACACTCGTCTACTAAGATAACTGAGTTATCAAAACTAGCACCACGCATAAATCCCAGCGGTTTAGGATCAATTGATTTTGATTTTAGCGAGTATTCGTATAGTCCTGGACCTAGCGCACGCTTAAATACTTGCGTAAAAGGCTCTAGATAAGGCGCATACTTTTCATCTAAATCACCAGGTAAAAACCCCAATCCACGTCCCGTTTCTACATTAGGTCTAGTTAAAATAATTTTATTTATATTTTTATAGTATAACTGTTCTGCTGCATAATTAGCTGCAATAAATGTTTTGCCAGTACCTGCGCTGCCAATACCAAAAATAATTTCACTACTTTTAATTGCTTCCAAGTACTCACCTTGAATAAAATTTAGCGGTTTAATTGGCACAAACTTTGTAACTGGTGGTCCTTCTGGAAATAAGTCTTCTTGATATTCATTAAATATTTGTTGTTGTTGCTTTTTACGAGCTTTTTTACCTGAGTTAGTAGACATAAAGTATCCTTAAAAAATTACTTATTCTTTTTCTTATTATGTTCAGGAACCTTATGCCCTTTTAGCATATGGTGCGTTTTACACGGTTTGCCATTACATTTAGCAGGAGGTTTTGCTATTGCAGGTATTGCTACTAGCGATAACACTACACAAAACACTACAAATAATTTTTTCATAATTCAGGATCCTTTTTACTAGGAATAACAGTAGCTGGCTTAGGTTGCGCAACAACTGTTTGAGTTTGGTTTAACTTTTCTTGTGTACGCCCAAAAGCAGCAATACCTAATACTGCACCCATTGCAATATGATATAATCCAGCACCTTGTAAGGTAAGTGGTTGCCATTGTGTTTGTACACTACCATGACTTATTGCTTGCAGTAAACTCCAAAGTATTGGAAACAGCACAAAGTCAGCTATACAAGTTCCCATATAAGTCCAACCCATCATTGGACGCCATCTAGTGTTCATCCAATGTTCTTTTTGTTCTTCACTCGTTGAGGATTCTATGCCCATTAGCACTCCTTTTTATTTCTCTATGAGGTAGTATATCTTGTCCAAATTCTGGGTATCTTTGTTGTCTATCTTGTGCTACTAGCATCATTAAGTACATAAATAGTATAACTACCCATAAAATACTTGCTCCAATAACAGCTTGTTGAGTTAATTTGTTTTTTCTAGCTAAGCGTCGTTTTTCAGCTACACGTAAACGTTGTATTTGAACCGCAATTAAACTTTTTTGTTCTTTGCCAATTTTTACCATCATGGCATTTACATCAGTCCAAAGTGCACCCAATTCAGGTGGACATTGATAAATCATTAATTCTTGTAGCTCAGTGCCCATTTGCTCTAGTTGCTTACGCATCAACACGCGTTGTAGTGCACGTTTACCTAAGCTGCTATCGCCTTGATAAACTTCTGTGCGACTACGACGTTCTTCTTCTTCTAGAACAGCTATACACCTATAAAAATTATCATAATAAGTACCCAAATGCTCGCCAATTTCTTGATAAACGTTTGTGGTATTGCCATCGTGTTTGTTTAGTTCAATAACACGAGTTTTTTCTTGAATATACTGATTTCGTTGTTCTGTACTAGCTGGCTTGTCTGGTGGATGTTTTTTATGAAACTGATCTTCTAAGTCTTTTAAAACACCTTTGACATCACCAGCAGCACCTTTTATATCTTTATATAATTTGCATCCAGCTTTTACAGCACTTACAGCACCGTTAGCTAAAGCAAATAGTGTTACTGGATCAATCATAGCAACCCTTATTTAGCAGATTCGTATATTTGTTTTTGAGTTCGATACCACTCTTGCCAAGCTTTTAGTTTTTCCACTAATTCATAATAAGTAGCATAATTAACTACTACTGTGTCAAGGAGCTCACTGGCTTTAACATCTGAGGTGGTTCCAGCAACGTCTCGGGCACTTGTGGCCACGGCATTTTGACTGGCACTGTTGTGGAGCAAGACTGCAGATTGAGGCAAAGCACAGCTACTATCAAGCTCTTTAACAATTTGTGTTTTAATAATATCTCTGTTAACATATTCAATCTCTTTTACTTTTTTGATTTTAGTTATTACTTTAGTTTGAATTTCTGTATTTGCCTGACTAGACTTTTCGGCAATTATAACAGCTTGTTGTTGTAATTCAGCAACTTGCGCTTTCCAAGATTCTTGACTGCTAAACCACGACAAACATCCCACACAAAAAACCACCGCCAAAAAGTTATAATTGCGCCAACTTTGACTATAACTGGTAGTAACCGCAATTGTACTAAATACTAGCAGTGTCCAGTATAGCCAATGCGGAACT